TCAAAAAATATCACGTATATATTTCTCGAAATTTTCTTTTGCAGTATTATTCATTTTCTCAGTGACATGACTATAAATGTTGCTTGTTATGAATTCACTTTTATGACCTAATCGCTCCTGAATTACTTTCATGGGCACATTACTTTCTAGTAACAATGTTGCATGCGTATGTCTTAATTTATGTATACTTAGTTCATTGCCCTTTCCTAATATTTTACCTGTTACATATTTCATTGTATTGTGGGTGGTAGAACGTGGAAGTGGGTCTCCAAATTCATTACAAAACATAAAATCATAATCAGTATAATATAATTCACTATTTGCTATTTTGTTTGCATTTTGAAGTGTTCTCAACTTGAATAGTTCCTTTCCTAATTTGTCACTTATAAATATGATTCTATTTTCCTTATTTTTGGTAGTGCCAAATTTTTTTCTTTTTTGATCATACGACTTTGTAATTGATAATGTTTTAAGCTTTTTGTCATAATCATTCCAATTGAGTGCGTTTGCCTCACCGATTCGTATACCTGTTTCTATAAGTGTTCTAAATAAGAAATATTGATAAATATCCCGCTTTTTAACCATTTCTAAAAAAAGATTAATTTTATCGCTAGGTAAATATTTAGCTTTAACCTTTTCTTTTAAATTTTTATGTTGTAATGAAATACCATCACATGGATTAAAATAAATGATTCTATCATATTTAGCACGTTCCATTGCACGTTTCATCAAATGATGTGTTTTTGAGAGCGTTGATTTACTGTAGCCACGTTGAATTAAAGTGTTTATGAATTTTTGGTGCATCGATGGTGTAATATTTTTAATGTTTATATTAGGGTCATAGATGTCTAATAATCGTTTTTTTGAATATAATTCAATATTATAGGTGCTATCGTTAACCTTATCTTTTCGCCAAGTCTCTAAGTAATAGTCGAGCCATTTTTCAAGTGTATAATTCATGTTTTCCTTATAACCATTTTTAATATTTAACTCAACTTCTAAAGCTGCTTTTTTTGCTTCCGCTTTTGTTCTAAACCCAGATTTACTTATAATTTTTTTGTTCCCAATGAATCTTTATATTGAACTTTATACCGCCATTTATTGCCTCTTTTTTCAAATGATGCCATATTGGTTACCTCCCTAAAATAAATGAAAGGGCAGGAATTCTGCCCAATTAAATTATTTGTCTAAGTGGTCGATTGCGTATTGTGCTTCTGAAGGTGTAAATCGTCCTCCGTATTCTGAAATTAATTGATCATAAATTTCTCTAGTAGACATATTCAAACTTTTGGCATATGATTTAGCACTTTCTAATGCGTTTTTATTATAGTCAGCTTTTAAATGATTTATTGCGTATTGCGCATCATCTTTTGGAAATTTGCCTCCATATTCCGAAATTAATTGATGATATATATCTTGTTTTGATAAATGTAAGTGTTCTGAATAAAACTCTGCTTGTTTTAAAGCTGATTTTTGGTCACGTGTCATACTATCATCTATGCTAGAACTAGAGCTTGTAGTTGAACTATCAGATGTTCCTTTTGTAATCGTGTCAAACGATTCTTGATATTTACCACTTGTTTGTTCTTTTGCTTTTTCGTGATTCTCTTCATCTTTATCAGTGATACTGTCAGATTTATCGCTTTCACTACTTGAATCTAAATTCGCTACATAAGGTTTAATCATCTGAACTTGTCCAATATAAGTTATACTAGCTAAAGCAATAACCGCTATAACTACAGTAATAATTGTCCTAACTAAAGACGGCCATTTGCTGAATTTCCACATTAAAAATAAGCCTAAAGGAAATAGGAATAAAAGTGATAAAACAATACACCACTCTTGTTTGTACCATGATGTTGATTCTTGTTGCATTTAAACGCCTCCTAAATAATTTCTTGATGAATACTTAACACATCGGTTTTGAACATATTGAGAAAATGTAAATCTGAGTACTTAACTTTATAGAAGTATATTGTTAGTAAGATGTCTGTTACAGGCACTTTAAAATAAGCGCTTAACTGAGGTATGGTTTTGCAGTCATGTAGATATATCGCTTGTTTAATTTGATTTAAGGGGATTAATAATTCAAAATCATGACAATGACAGTGATATAAAGACATGGGTTCTTTAATTTCACTCGTTGATGTAGATGATGATAAATTCTTATTAATATATAAATCATTACCTATAATCAGACATTCTAATTTATCCGGCATCTCAATATATTTAATCTTTATATCATCCATCAACTCCTTGTATTGATGCATAATTTCACTCCTTTATTAAATTTTGATTTATATTTCGGTTGTTATCATCTCCAATTAACAGAAGTTTAATTATGCATAATTTGATATATAAAAAAAGAAAGACGTAGTAATACTAATACAATGATTAGTAAAATGAGCGTCTTTCTTTATTTATCGCTATTTGAATTTGTATTTCTTTTACTTTTAATATATTCGATGAAGTTCACGATTTCTTTCATCTCTTCATCTGTGACATCATCTTTTATATGTGCTGCGATGATTTGTTCATTTTGATTTAAATGACGTTCCTCATCAGTAGGACGTTTAGGTGATACATCATAACCCAACAGCCAAGCTTCGCTAACATCTAGAACTTTAGATAAAACATAAAGTTTCTTTTGTCCAGGGCTAGTTTTACCATTTACATATTGGCTTAAATCGGTTTTGGTTATTTTAGCACCGTTATCACTTAGTAATTTAGATTTATTTATAATGTCTATTTGTTTCATTTGTTTATCTAACATTGCTTTCTTCAATCTAGAACTAAATGATTCTTTCATTTTAAGAAACCTCCAATGCAACTTATAGATAAATTATAGACAATTTTGAACAAAAGTTCAATAACTACATTCAAAAAATATGAACAAAAGTATTGCGTATTAATTTTTAATGTGATAAATTAAGTTCATAAAGTTCAAAAAAATTGAACTAAAATGGAGGGGTATTTATGCGTTTTGATTATTCAAGTTTAAATGGGAAAATAGTTGAGAAATTTGGTAGCAGATATAGCTTTGCTCATGCAATGCAATTGTCGGAAAGGAGTATATCGTTAAAACTTAATAATAAAGTTGGTTGGAAAGACAGAGAAATATTTAAAGCTGTAAACTTGTTAGAAATTAAAGAGTCAGAGATTCCAATTTATTTTTTTAACACAGAAGTTCAATAGAATTGAATTATAAAGGGGTGAAAAACATGCTAAATATTCAACTGAATGAAGCAATGATTAACGATTTAGTACAAAAGAAAGTTGATGAAATCTTAAGTACCTACAAGAGGCAAGTTGCAACTGTAGATATTAAAGATTTAGTGGAGATTACTGGTTTAAGTAAAGCAACGCTAATACAAAAGATAGTCTATGAACCTGAAATTGTAGCAGTGACAAGACGAGTAGGCACTAGAGTGTTATACCTTTATCCGCAAGTATTAGAGGCTTATCAAACGCTAATCAATCGAATTGGAGGACATTAACCACATGAGTAATAGTCAATTATTCAAAAACGAAACAGAACGAGCTGATTGTATGAAAAAAATTCTAAATGATCAACTGAAAATAAAACTAGAGAACGAGAAAGTTATACAAATTAAGGATTTAAAAGGTGTGAGATGAAGAAAAATAAATTAATAGGAGGAATGATAAATGGTTTGGTTAATCGTAAGTATTTTAGCAATGATTCTTTCAATCGTGTCAATAGCAATAAATTTAAATAATAAAGAATCAAGGAGGAAATTCAAATGGAAGAACCACAAAATCGTTTGAACAAAATTTTAGAAGGTATCAATGGCATGCCCAAATATGAATGGGACAGAATTGTGCAAGAAGTTGAAAGAGTATACAGCCATATGACCGTCAAGGTGGAGCTTGACAGTCACAGCTGTGAAGTACTTAAGAAATCACTTAGTTAAAACTTGGATGAAACTTGGATGAATACGGTAGTGAACATTATCAATCTCAATATTGATGTAATCGTAATCAAACAGTGTATCGATTTTTTCTTTATACCAATGATTTACATCGTTATATGAGTTATCGATAATTACGTTTTCTGTATTAGACAAATTAACCCATTCACCAAGTAAACAAGCGTAAACGTTTTTCATATCTATCACCTCCTTCCATTAGGAGATATCTAAATTATACACGAAAGGAGCAAAAACAATTTGCAAGAATTACAAACATTTAATTTTGAAGAATTACCAGTAAGGACATTAGAAGTTGACGGCGAACCATATTTTATAGGAAAAGATGTTGCTGACATTTTAGGTTACACAAATTCAAGAAAAACTTTATCTGACCATGTAGATGAGGAAGATAAGCTGACGTCACGAATCGTTACGTCAGGTCAAAACAGAAATGTAACGATCATCAACGAATCTGGATTATACAGTTTAATCTTTTCTAGCAAATTAGAAAATGCGAAAAGGTTCAAACGTTGGGTAACTTCGGAAGTTTTACCATCACTAAGAAGAACAGGAACATACCAAACAAAACCATTAACTACATCGGAACAAATTCAATTAATAGCACAGGGCAACACAGAATTAGATGAACGTGTTACTAAAATCGAAGAAACATATCCAATTATGCATGGAGAAGCGAAACATATTCAAAGGTTAGTTGCTCAAAAAGTTGCGGAAATTGTGAGAAACAAATTTAACGGTTTCTACGACCAGGTATCAAGAAAGTTATTCGCTGAAATATATAAAAGTATTAAAAAAATTTTCGACGTACCGAGTTACAACTGTATACCTCGAGGACGATATCAAGAAGCGATTAGATTTGTAGAGAGATGGCAACCATCATATGAAACAACGTACCAATTAGAAATGAAATTAACAGAATAGGTAGGGGTCACAATGAGTGAAGAAATGGCAACTTATTAGTTTAACAAAATGTATCAACTAGGAATTATTCACGAAGTATTAAGGCAGGGAGGATGCGAATGTCTAACACATATAAAAGTTACATCATAGCAGTAATGTGTATAACAATTTTAGCAATTTGTTTAATGCCATTTTTGTACTTCACAACAGCATGGGTAATTGCTGCAAGTACTGGCATTGCAATATTCATTTTCTATGATGAGTATTTTTTAGAGAATAAAAAAACTGACTGCTAACGACAATTAGCAATCAGAAATTAAAAAACAATTAACAAATAAAGTATATCAATTTTGGGGGAAGACAACAATGAAAAATGAATTTAAAAACATGAGCAGACAAGAATTAAGAGATTTATTGGCTGAAAAGAATGGAGAATTGTTTGAATTAGTGAATGAAATCAATAAAGAAACTGAATTTGACGCTTTACTTTTTTCAACTGTAGGGGTTAGTAATGGACATACTACATCATCGTCACATTGTGCGCTTGGGGATATTGCAGGTCTTGCTAATTTATTGAATAACGAAAATGATTACCACGATATCGCAAATGTTATCGAAATGTATAAATTAAAAAAATTTTTAGGTATAGATGACGACAAGGATGATGATAACAATGAAGAATGATGCTAATGAAAAGATGTTTGTTCTATATCAACAACTATTTGATGAGTTTAAGAAAACGAATGAAAACTGCTTGTTGGAAATCGAACAGACACCAACCTCACAGATTATTATTAATTTTTTACATTATCACGATAGTTATAAAACAAATAACAAGTTGTTACAGATATTAGAAGTATATCCAGAGTCACATGAACGGATGAAGAACTATATTATATCGGTAATGCGTGGGCAGATATTAGTTAAGAAAGGTGTTTAGTTTTATGAATGAATTACAAGCACGAGAACTAGAAACATTTGAACAAGATGACCGGTTTCAAGTCACAGATTTAAATAGCGCTAACTGGGTTTTTAAAAAGTTAGACGCAATTACAACAAAAGAGAATGAAATTAATGAACTGGCAAGCAGTGAAATCGAACGTATAAATTTATGGCGCGATAAAGAAATTGAGAAATTACAAAGTAATAAGGAATACCTTCAAAGTCTTGTGATTGAGTATTTCAGAATTGAAAAAGAGAAAGATAAAAAATTTAAGTTAAATACGCCATACGGCAAAGTAACCTCTCGAAAAGGGGCAAAAGTGATACAAGTTAGTAACGAAAACAAAGTTATTGAACAGCTTGAACAACGTGGACTGAATGACTATGTAAAATTGACAAAAAAACTTAGTCAATCAGAGATTAAGAAAGATTTCAATGTAACTGAAAATGGCACGTTGATTGATGTGAATGGCGAGATTTTAGAGGGCGTTAGAATTATCGAAAAACCAACATCTTACACAGTTAAGGTGGGAGAATAGATGGCTGGAAAAACTATTCAAGGCGTCGATATCTTAAGGCAACTAGGTGTGAAAGATATCAGCAAACAAAATGCTAATAAGTTTTATAAATTCGCTATTTACGGAAGATTCGGGACTGGTAAAACTACATTTTTAACCAAAGATAATAATGCTTTAGTACTAGATATAAACGAAGATGGGACAACGGTAACTGAAGATGGTGCAGTTGTACAAATCAAAAATTATGAGCATTTTAGGACAGTAATTCAATTATTACCAAAAGTTATAGAACAGCTTAGGGAAAATGGCAAACAAATCGATGTTGTAGTAATAGAGACTATTCAGAAGTTGAGAGATATTACGATTGAGAATGTTATGAAAGGTAAGATTAAAAAACCGACATTTAATGATTGGGGCGAGTGTGCTTCGCGAATTGTAAGTATTTATCGATATATTTCTAAATTACAAGAGGAGTACCAATTTCATCTTGCTATAAGCGGGCATGAGGGCATCAATAAAGATAAAGATGATGAGGGTAGCACTATCAATCCAACAATCACTATAGAGGCACAAGATCAAATTAGAAAAGCAATTATTAGCCAATCTGACGTGTTAGCAAGAATGACAATTGAAGAGAATGAACAAGACGGCGAAAAATCTTATCAATATGTACTTAACGCAGAACCATCAGATTTATTTGAGACTAAGATAAGACATGCTAGCAATATAACAATTTCAAGTAAAAAATTCGTTAATCCTAGTATTAATGATGTAGTTCAAGCAATCAGAAATGGAAACTAGAAATTAACTAAAGGCGGTAAAAAATCATGAAAATTAGAGGTAGAGCACTATACATTCAAGAAACTAATCAAGAGGCATTCATGAAAGGCGGGGAGTTTTTAGGCGCTGGAGAATTCACAGTGAAAGTTGCAAATGTCGAGTTTAACGACAGAGAAAACAGATACTTCACAATTATTTTTGAAAACAACGAAGGTAAACAATACAAACACAACCAATTTGTCCCACCATTCCAACAAGATTTTCAAGAAAAACAATATATCGAGTTACTTAGTAGATTAGGAATTAAATTGAACTTACCTGATTTAACTTTTGACACTAATCAATTAATTAACAAAATCGGTACTATTGTACTTAAAAATAAGTTTAACGAGGAACAAGGTAAATACTTTGTAAGACTTTCATATGTAAAAGTTTGGAATAAGGGCGATGAAGTAGTTAATAAACCAGAACCTAAAACTGATGAGATGAAACAAATAGAACAGCAAGCAAATGGGAAACAGACGCCAATGAGCCAGCAAAGTAACTTGTTTGCTAATGCACCTATAGAAATAAATGACAATGATTTACCGTTCTAGGACGTGGTTTAAATGGCTGGCTGGATAAAAATACATCGTAAAATTATAGACCATTGGATTTGGACGGATTCTAAGAGACTAAAATGGTGGATGGATTTATTACTATTAACCAATCATTCAGATAAAAAGGTAATGTTAGGTGGGAAATTAGTTGTTTTAAAGCGTGGTTCTTTTCATACATCAGAATTAAAATTATCTGAACGATGGAACGTATCTAGAAACACAGTTAGAAATTATTTGAATGCGTTAGAAAAAGACACCATGATAACCACTAAAAAGACAAAAAACGGAACAACTATAATAGTGCATAACTACGGTATTTATCAAGATAATGATGATTATAAAAAACAAAAGACTGAACAACTAAGTGAACAACAGTGTGAACAACAGAGTGAACAAAAGAAAGACAACAGACTGAACAGAACAATGAACAAGACTAAAGAATTAAAGAATATAAAGAATGATAAGAATGTGAAGAATATGAAGAAGGAGAAGAAGAATTATAAAGTCTTCGACTTCTTTCAAGAAAATGGATTTGGATTTATCACTCAGTATATTCTTGAAGACATAAATTATTATCTAGATGCTTTTTGTCAAGATTCGGATGAAATTTTGATTGCTGCACTGAAGATAGCTAAAGACAGAAATAAAGTTAATTGGGGTTACGCTAAAAGTATTTTAAATTCTTGGTTACAAATGAATTTAAGCAACTACGATCAAATTAAAGCTTATGAAGCTCAATATAAAGCCACGAAAAAAATGCAGAATAAGCAAAAAGAAAATTATAAGTCTAAAGAAAAAACGCCAAGTTGGTTAACCAATCAAAATCAAAATACAGCTGTCGAAGTTGATGAAGAATTTGAAAAAGACAGGGCTGAATTTTTAAAAAAATTAAATGCTCATTGGGGTGATTAGGTGTTAAGACAAAATAATATTTGTGACGATGCATCAACAAATCGACAATATACGCTTAGAAAAAATAAAAGTCTGATTAAACAATTTTTCGACAGCAAACAATATTTATACCAAGCAGATAGAAAAGTTGCTCATGTTCATGTAGTGAATGACATATATCTTATTCACGGTCATCACAAAACGATGTTTAAAGGCGTGAAAAAGAAATTCAATAACAAATTAGAATTTGCTAGCTACATTGAAAGTAACGAATTGTATTTCGAAAAGGCAAAACAACTCAGTTTGTTTTAAGGAGGAGCAAGAAGATGAAAAAATTTAATGTTCAAATCACATACACTGGCATGATTGAAGAGACTATCGAGGCTGAAAGTTTAGACGAAGCAGAAAATGAGGCGCATGATATTGCGAGAATGGAAGTGCCATTTGATTGTGATGAATATGAAATTATTGTAGAGGAGGAATAGGAATAATGAAAACATATCCAGCATTAGCATTTGAACATAAAGACGAATCAGGCGTATACATTGGTGAATTTGATGGGTGGTGCCAAGATTTAGATGAGGCAATACTATTTGCAAATAAAGATGGCAGTAAACCGGATAAAAAGAAAGCTAAAGAAATCTTTTTGAGGGAAGAAAAGAATTTGAGTGATATCTTAAAGGAACGTTACGGAGAAGATGCAATTCAAAATTACAGACCAAGTGAATGGTTTAAAACATGTAATTTAGTAGATGTTGAAATTAGTGAAGAAAAATTTAAGGAGTTGCTTAATAATGACTAATTCATTAACTATTGATGAATTAATTGGAAAAGTAGAACAATGGAGTGTTGACCGTAATATAAATCATGCAAGTCCCTTAAAGCAGTTTGATAAGTTGGTCGAAGAACATGGAGAACTAGTACGAGGATTAAATAAACAAGATATGCAATTAATTAAAGATAGTATAGGTGACATGTTTGTTGTATTAATAATCATGATGCAACAAATTAAAGGCATTATTAAATTAGCGTTAAGCCTATCTGATTTCGGTGAAGGTGAGGTTAATACTTTAAATTATATTAAATCACTATTTTACTTAGGTGAAAAACTAGAAGATTTTATGTCTGATAATAATAATGGCAATTTGTTTAGTGAAATTCAAACTTTGATTACAAACATTACCTATTTACTTAAAGAAACGGCATATAAAAATAGCTCCGATTTAAGAACATGTTTAGCACATGCCTATGATGAAATCAAAAACAGGAAAGGCAAAATGATTGATGGTAAATTCGTAAAAGACTCAGATTTAAAATGCTACTAATATTTGATGAGGTGTTGCAAAAATGAAGTCAATAGAGTTTGCAAGTAACGTGCAAGTGATAGAACCCCGAAATATAAGCAGAATTTAAGTGAAATGCAAGTAACGTGCAAGTGAAAGAAGTGTCGAGTAAGTGGCACAATACTTAGTCACAACACTCAAAGATTCAACAGGACGTAAACATACACACATAACTAGAGCTAAGAGCAATCAAAGATTTAATGAGGTGTTGCAAAAGTGAAATCAATAGCAACCATAGAAGCGGAACAGTATTTATATGATTCACTGATCATAGACAAAATGGGAATGTGTGGATGTCATGAGGTAGTCATTGGGCGTAAGCCTCTCACACATGGGCGTGAAATCGTGGACTTTTTAACCTATGATACTAGAAATATTTTTAGGGCATATGAAATTAAAGTATCAAAAGCAGATTTAAAGAGTTCAGCTAAATTGTCTTTTGTAGGTCATTATAATTACTTAGTTTTACCGAGAAACCTATATGAAGAAGTAAAATACACAGATTTGAGTTCAATTCTTAAACAAGAAAATGTAGGCATTGTCATTATAGGTGAGGGCATTATACGTAAATCTGGTAGAAAAACATTAACAATGGGAGATAACGTTATGCTCATGGATAGTTTGAACTGCGCGTTAAATAGAGAGAATGTAAAGATTAGAAGAGGAAAGAGGTTATCATGAATGATTTTATTAAACTTAACATTTATGATTTTGACAATAATTTTATTTTATACATGCAAATATATCGTTAATAAATATATCAGAATGATTGCAATTCTATTATTTACTGTTTGTTTAAGTCTCGCAATCACATTAGGATTTGGATTTAATTTTATCGAGTATATATTAACAATATTTTTAATAATTATATTTATCGAATTAATAGAACTCGATATTTATTTAAAACGTAATTAGCCATTAGACTTTTTATTAATGCTTACATCGAGGAGATACATCATGAAAGACTTGCTAATTGAATATAGGAAAACGAGACTTTGCGTACTCAATAAAATAAAATCACTTGAATATAAAGTAGATGAAGAGGATAAATTAAGTAATTACAAAGATATATTAAAAGACATTGATTATACAATTGAATGGTTAAAATGTGGACACGAACCAGGCAATTATAACGGAATAGATAGAAGTCAATGCTATTTAGTAGATAATGATGTGATCAATAAGGCTTTTAGCGAATCAATGTATAAAAAGAATTCAGATATTGAATACAATGATATAATTAATAATGTTAATAATAAAGTGAGCTACGCACTGATGAAGTTAACACCTAAAGAACTAGAGTGTTTTATTATGGTCAAATGTGAGGGGCTTACTTATAAAGAATCTGCTAGTTTATTAAATTTGAAAATAGGTAGTGTGCAAAACTATATTAAAAGAGCTGAAATTAAAATAAAAAATGAACTTGAAACAAATTTATTTATATAGTGATTTTTTGTCTTATGTTTGATACATATGTAGAAGATTAATTAATCTTTGTTTTGGTCTCCTCCAATTTTTATTGCCTATCTGAGCTATGTCTTAGATAGGCTTTTTAAATTTAATTTTAAAGCAATTAGCGTAAGGGTGTGTGATAATAGTTGGCTAGAATAGAACTTTATGAAAAGTTGGATATAGTAAATAAATTAGGTTTAGTAGAAGGTTGGAAGCGCGATGGTTTAACAGATGAGCAAATTGCTAGAAATTTAGGTGTTTCCAAACATACTTTAATTAAATGGAAAAAGAATATACCAGACTTTCTAGACGCCATAAAAAAGGGCAAAGAGGTATCAGATTATGAATTAGAGAATGCACTTCATAAAAGAGCGGTTGGCTATTATTACGAAGAAGAAACAGTTACTAATAAAGGTGAAGTAGTAAAAATCAAGAAATATGAACATGCTAATCCTACATCACTAATATTCGCTCTCAAAAATAGATTACCCCACAAATATAGAGATAAGGTTGAACAAGAAATTACAAATCGCAATATCGAAATAAACATAGGTGACTACGTTGACGACGATTAAGATTAATATTAAGGAACCAAATAAGATATTTAATAAAAATATATTTGAAATTATCAATGATTACTCACATTTTACTGAAGTTCATTATGGTGGTGGATCCAGTGGTAAGTCACATGGAGTTGTACAAAAAGTAGTATTAAAAGCATTAAAAAAATGGAAATATCCTAGGAAAGTATTATGGCTTAGAAAAGTACAAGCAACTATTACTGATAGCTTATTTGAAGATGTGAGAAGTTGTTTGATTTCCTTCAAAATATGGGACTTATGCAAATGGAATAAAACCGATAATAAAGTAGTGCTACCAAATGGCGCTACTTTTTTATTTAAAGGTTTAGATAATCCTGAGAAAATAAAGTCCATTAAAGCTGTTTCAGATATTGTGATGGAAGAAGCATCTGAATTTACATTAGATGATTATACACAATTAACATTACGTTTAAGGGAACGTAAACATGAGAGTAAACAAATATTTTTGATGTTTAACCCTGTTTCTAAATTAAATTGGGTTTATAAATACTTTTTTGCAAATGGTGTACAAATGGATGGGGTCTTGATTAGGCAATCAAGTTATAAGGATAATAAATTTTTGGACAAAATGACTAAGAATAATCTAGAAGAATTAGCGAACAGAAATCCAGCCTATTACAAAATATATGCGTTAGGAGAGTTCGCTACATTAGATAAATTAGTTTTTCCAAAATATGAAAAACGAATCATTAATACTGATGAAATTAGGCACTTACCATCTTATTTTGGTTTAGATTTTGGGTACATTAATGATCCTAGTGCATTGATACATTTGAAAATTGATATTGAAAATAAGAAGCTCTATATTATTTCAGAATATGTGAAAAAAGGAATGTTGAACGATGAAATAGCTAAACTTATTAAAAATTTAGGATTTAGTAAAGAAGTGCTAAGTGCTGATTCAGCTGAACAAAAAAGTATAGCTGAGATTAGAAAGCATGGTATAGGAAGAATTAAACCTGCAATCAAAGGTAAAGATAGCATTATGGCCGGAATTCAATTTATTAGTCAATTTGAAATTATAGTTGATGAACGATGTTTTAAAACTATTGAAGAATTAGATAACTATACATGGAAAAAAGATAAAAATACCGGCGAATACTATAACGAACCTGTAGATACATATAATCATTGCATAGATGCGCTTCGCTATTCTGTATGTAATTTAATTTTTAAAGATAAGAAAACTGAAAATAAAATAGATGATTTAACAAGGATTAGAAACATGTTCTAAGGAAGTGAACTGATGACGATTTACACCCAAGAAATTAACAACACAAAGTTCTCTAAAACAGCAAATAATGATTTTTTAATCAGTAATGTAGAACAGTTATTAAAAGAAGAAGTATTACTTAGTTTGATAAGTAAGCATAAAACTGAACAAGTACCAAGATTAGAAATGTTAGAAGATTATTATTTGAATAGGAATACAGATATTTTAACTGATAACCGAAGAATAAATGATTATAGTGATAAAGCTGACCATAGAGCAGTACATAATTATGCTAAGTATGTCACACGCTTTATAGTCGGTTATTTAACTGGTAATCCTATAACAATTACACATAAAGACGAAATCACAAATGAAAAATTAGTTGACCTTAATAAAATCAATGATGCAGATGCTACAAATAGTGATTTAGCTTTAAATCTATCTATTTATGGTCGAGCGTATGAAATTGTTTATAGAGATACTGATGATAAAGATACATTCAAATTATTAGATAGTAAAAGTACATTTGTTGTATATGACACTTCACTAGATAAAAATATGATAGCAGGTGTTAGATACTTTAATGTTAAAGATTTTGACAATACACCAATACAGAAAATTGAAATATATACAACAAATAAAATTTATTACATCGAAGTAAGAGGCGGTTCTTTCAATTCTATCGATGAAATACCTCATTACTATAATGATGTGCCAATCATTGAATATTTAAACGATCAATTTAAACAAGGTGACTTTGAAAATGTCATTTCTTTAATTGATTTGTATGATCAAGCACAATCAGATACTGCTAATTATATGACCGATTTAAATGATGCCATGTTAGCTATCGTTGGAAATATTGAAATAGATGGTGATGAAGCTAAGAAGTTTCGACAAGCTAATATGGTTCATGTCAAACCAAGTATCAATGTCAATGGTTCAGAAGGTAATGCAGATGTTAAGTACATTTATAAACAATATGATGTTAATGGCTCAGAAGCATATAAAACTAGATTACAAAAAGATATTCACAAATATACGAATACGCCTGATTTAAGCGATGAGAATTTCAGTGGAGTTCAATCTGGTGAATCAATGAAATATAAATTGTTTGGTTTAGAACAAGTTAGAGCTATTAAAGAACGTTTGTTTAAAAAAGGTTTAATGAAAAGATATAAACTATTATTCCATATTCTTAATTTAACTGGTGTACATAAGTATGATTATTCAACCATTGATATTACTTTTACTACTAATTTACCTAAGTCTTTAAATGAATCAATTGAAGCTTTTAATTCATTAAATGGTGGAGTATCTGAACAAACCAGATTGAAATTGTTACCAATTATTGATAATCCACTTGAAGAAATCAAGAAAATGGAAGATGAACAAAATAAGGTAAAAAAAATTAGTGATAATTCATCATTTAAGGCACCATTTAGCCACGAAAATGAAATGACTGATATAAATGTCAGATAATTTAAAATATTGGCTAGAACGTGCTAAAAACGTCATGGACGCTGAATCTTTAGTTGATGCACAAGCAATAATTGAAATTGAACGTATCATTCTATTGATGTATGCTGAAATTACAAAAGAATTATTAGCCTTTTATGCAAAATATGCCAAAGATACTGGACTGAGTATTCAAGAAGTTAAGAAAATGGCTGATTCATTTGATGTACTAGCATTTAGTAACAAAGCGAAACAATTTGTTGAGCGTAAAGATTTCAGTGAAGAGGCGAATCAATCGCTCAAACAATACAACTTAACGATGAAAATCTCTAGAGAAAAACTGTTAAAGCAGCAGCTAGATTTGATTGTGAAAGATACTAGTTTAAACCTTCAAAATAAAATTGAGGATAAGCTAAGTGACGCAGTTAATAGAGAAGTAAAGAGACAAGCACATATTCTAGGTGAACATGTTCAAATTGATGACACTGAAGTGAAAGCAGTTGTTAATAGTAATTTCAAAGGTGCTAAATGGTCTACTAGATTATGGAATGATATGGAACTTGTTCAAAAGGAAGTTGAGAGGGTAACAAGTCATGTCGTTATTCGAGGTCGACATCCTAATGAATTTGTTTCTGAGTTTAAAAAGCAAACCAATTCTACTTCTTATAACGCCAGTAGATTGTTAGTAACCGAATCAGCACGTGTACAAACAGAATCACAAAAGATAGCTTATCTTAAAGATTTAGGTGAAGATGGCGAATATAAATATGTTGCCAAAATAGATAGTAAAACATCTAAATTATGTCATTCACTCAACGGAAAAATATTTAAAGTTAAAGATATGATACCAGGTGTGAATGCGCCACCTATGCATCCTTGGTGCAGAAGTACCACAGTGCCATATGTCGGCAATTGGCGATACAAGTTCTTTAAAGAGCGTGAAGGTAAATATCAAGTAGAAGATGACACAACTAAAGATGAATTACAACAAGCTAAAGTATTAGGAAAGAAAATATATATTACTGATCAAGCAATTGATAAAGTCAGATATGTTGATATTCCAACACATACCAAAGAAGAAAATCAATTTATACAAGAACAACATAAAGCCTTGCTTAAAGATGCCAAAGAAAATAATGATAGCAATGAAGTAGCTTATTTATTAAAAGATGGTAAAGTTACAAAAGTATATGGTGATCAAGATAGTGTATCCTTTGTACCAGGGGAAAAAGCAACCGAATTATTATTTAACAGTAAACCGAATTCAATTGTTATGTTACATAACCATCCTGGACAATCAGGATTTTCATTGAATGACTTAAAGATGTTTATTGAAAATAAATCCATCCGAACATTGACTATTGTTACTAACTATAGTGTAGTAAAATATATAAGTAAAACTTCATTATATAATCAGTCTCAAGTTTATAAAATAATGAAAGATATAAAACAATCTATAACTATGAGAAATAATGAAGCGATAGTTGATAATATTCTAAAGCAACTTTATAATAAAAGATATATAAAACGAAAGGACAAATAGGAGTAATACATTATGTCAATTCAACAATTAGATGGTTACATTTCTATAGAAGATTTTTTTAAGCATATGGATGAATTATCGAAGAAAGAAGAATTAGAAAAAGAAATTAATCAATCAAAGTCTAAATATCAATAGCATCCTTTCTACACAGATAAAGAGAAAGTGGTGCTATTTTTATACACTTTTTTTACCTTCCAATGTGAAGGTTATTTTTTATTGTCCAAAACGTGCTGATGACATTTTAAAAGCAAGTATGGAATATCAGTCGACAGACTATAAACGGAGGTATATCTCATGGAAAATAATGAAGGTAATATTACTGATGTAACTCAGAACGAAGAGCAACTAGACAACAGTGATGAACAATCACAACAGAATGAGAAAACATTTTCTCAAGAAGAAGTATCACAATTGATTAAAGAGCGTATAGCTAGAGAACGCAAAAAATCAGATGAACGTATTAAAGATGCGGTTCAAGAAGCTGAGAAGTTAGCTAAAATGAATCGTGATCAGAAAAATCAATATGAATTAGAAAAATTGATTACGGAAAATGAAGAATTAAAGGCAGAAAAGGCTTTGTCACAAATGAAAAGTGAGACACGTTCAATGCTTAAAGAAGCTGGTTTAGAAAAATTTGATGATCAAATAGTCAATTTATTAGTTGATTCGGATGCTGGAGAAACGAAGAAAAATGTAGAGGCTTTTACTGGATTGTTAAATGAAATGGTTCAAGCGAACGTTGAAAGTGTACTTAGACAAAAATCGCCAATAAATACGCAACAAACTGGTATGACCAAAAATCAAATTATGGCTATCAAAGATGATATTGAGCGTCAAAAAGCTATTGCTAATAATTTAAATCTATTCACTTAATTATAGGAGGTATTATAAATGACATCTGAATATAATCTAACTAGAGCAACAGACTTGGGACAAGTAAAGTCGATTGATTTTGCGAACAAGTTTGGTAATAACATTAATAAATTATTGGAAATATTAGGCGTCACGAATAAATTACCAATGAGTGTTGGTACAAATATTAAAATTTATAAGTATGCAATTCAAGAATCTGGAGATGACCAAATCTCAGAAGGTGATGAAATTCCGTTAACTAAAGTTATACGTGCAGTAGTTGATACAATTGAGCTAACGTTTAATAAATATCGCAAGGCTACTACAATTGAAGCGATTCAAGCACATGGTTTTGATTTGGCTGTTAACAAAACAGATAATGAATTATTACGTCATACTCAGAAAAAAATCAGAACTGATTTTGCTAGTACGTTAAGTAATGCTGCAGGTACAGGTTTAGATAGAACTAAAAAAGCACTAAAGGCAAAGAATTTACAAGGTGCTTTAGCTAAAGGTCGTGCTAAGTTATCAACAGTGTTAGAGACTGACATTACTCCAATTGCATTTGTTAATCCAGATGATACAGCGGAACATATAGCTAATGGATTAATTGTTTCAAATGGCTCTTTATTCGGAATGGGATTATTAACAAATTTTGTAGGTGTAAAAATTATAGAACTTTCTGAAGTGCCAAAGGGTGAAGTTTGGATGACGGTTTCTGAAAATTTAAATGTTGCTTATGCTAATCCAAGTGGACAGATAAGTCAAGCGTTCAACTTTGCAACTGACGAAACAGGATTTGTTGGTGTTTTACATGATATTCAATCAAATCGTTTAACCTCTGAAACAGTAATAATGTCTGCTGTGAAAATTTTCCCTGAAAATATTGATGCTGTTGTAAAAGTGAAAATGAAAGATGATAAAGATGAAAGTACAGAATTACCCAGCTAAGCCCCAATTTGTTAGTATGTCACCATTTTATGATGGTGTAGACCTAATATTTAGATAATTAGCAAGAGGGGTAATATATGAGTACAATATTGAAAATTTATAAAGATAATGAAGTGATAGCACAACAACTAGTTTCGTTAGATAACGAAAATGATCATAACAATGATGTTTATATTAAAGTACAGGGATTAACACCGGATACAAATTATTCTGAGGGTGCGCTTCAAGCTGTGTGGGAGATTGACAATGTTGAATCTGGCAGAGTAAATGTACCTGAGTTTAGAACTGCTTATGTTCCGATTGAATCGTTCACTATTAACCAACATGAAATAAATCTAAAAGTAAATGATTATACGATAATTAACCCTGAAATTAGACCTTATAATGCGACGAATCAAGGTGTGACATATACTACGAAAAATTTAGAAATAGCTGGCGTAAATGGAAAAGGGTTTTTGATTGCTTATAGTCCAGGTACTACTGAAATAGAAGTATATGCAAATGATTTACCTGATCAAAAGGAAATCTGTGTTGTAAATGTTAGTGAATAAGGAGTAATTTTACTATTGAATTTTTTGAAGACACTTAAGACAAGAATTGGTATTGATGATGAGCAACAAGATGAACAATTAAAAGTTATTATTAGTAATGTTGAAAAAGAATTATTAGCAATGTTACCTACAATCGAAGATACAATACCAGAAGAAATTGAGTTTATAGTAGTGGAAGTTTCAACAAAAAGGTATAACCGTATAGGTGCTGAAGGTATGACATCTGAAACACAGGATGGTCGTTCTAGTAGTTATGAATTAAATGATTTTGATGAATATAAAAGTGTGTTAAATAATTTATATTTTAAAGATGACAAAAAGGGATTTGTACATTTTTATTAATGAATTATAAAGAAAGGGTCACACTTTTACATAGATTTGATTCAAAATATAATCCAACTACGAAACGAAAAGAAATCATAAAAGATGAAATAGGTACATTTGCATGTAATGTAAATGCATTAACTGCAGAAAATGTGAGATTGGAATTCGGGGAAGTGTCCAAAGATATAAATGTCATTAGGTTACCGACTATGATTGAAATTGATATACCAACGCACGCAATAATAGCAGATAAACTTTATAAAGTAGTCAAATTGAAGCGCTATGCTCATACTACATCAATATATGCCAAGGAGCTTGTCTAATTGCAAGTCTCTGGTGTAGATAAATTATTACGAAAGTTTAGAAAGATGTATAAAGATATCGATGATGATGTAGATTTTATCTTGAAAAACAATGCTAATGAGGGTGTCGAGATAGCTATAAAAAATGCGCAACATGCTTTCGTTAAAGGCTACTGGACGGGTAATTTAGCACGTCAAATTAAAGCGAAAAAGATTGCACCGTTACATTATCAAATTCTATCAAATGCACATTATAGTGGTTACCTGGAATATGGAACACGCTTTATGAATAAAGAACCTTTTATTTTCCCTACCTATGTAGCACTTAAAAAACAAGTAAATGATGATTTTAAAAGATTGTTAAACAGTTAAGGAGTTATTATGAAACATGAATATACCCCAACACAACTACTTTATGACAAAGTTTTCGAATTGTTAAAAGGATATGGTATTGACGTTATAGATGTAAAAGACATCGCTGACGAAATTACATATCCTTTTTTTGTTGTTAATAAATTTAAAATTGCAAAAACTAGTTATACCTTACAAACTTATCATGGTGTACTTACTGGAGCGATTCATATATGGAGTGAATCAAATGATTTAGGAAAGCATGATAATTGTATTGCTTTTGTTGAACGATTATTATCCTCACCAATTCTAATTCAAAACTATCAAGTGAGATTAAAGGAACTATTGATTAATACGATTGACGATAATTCTGCGGATACATTGCTTCTTCATACAATTGTTAATGTAGAATTTGAAATATTATAGGAGGTAATGACATGTATAAAGACAGTAAAGATAGAATATATTTATTTAGAAAATGTGGTCAAAAAGTAGATGCTACCAAAATGATGTTTATGACTGAATTTGAAAATGAACTTGAAAACGACTTTGATATTGAAGATACAATGGATGGTAGTTATACAAGTGAAGGATCATTAGAAAATACACTATCTGCGACGGCTAAGGCGAATTATAGTGATCCATTATGTGATGAATTTGAAGATGCAGTCCGTGACAAGATTGCTTATGAAGTATGGGAAATTGAAAGTAAAGTAGAAGGTAAAAATGAAAATAGTGGTAAATATAAAGCAAAGTATCATCAAGGCCGCTTCAAAAAATTTAAACGTAAAGGTGAAAATGGCTCTATTGAAGAGTATGAAGTGGAATTTGCGGTACATGATAAATATCAAAGAGGTTTTGCCTCAATCCCTAGAGAGGTTAGTGACAAATTAGCTCAAGTAGGATATAGATTCCATAATACGACAAAAGATGATTTTGCTGATGACGGATTAGCAACGAAATCAATTCCACAACCGATTTCAGATGAAATGCCATCGTCAAGTTCAATGAGTAACATCGCAGTTGAGTCACATTAATATTGATTAATAGAAATAAGCAGGCAGCTTGCCTGCTTATTTTTTATAAGAAGGTGTAAAAATGGTAACAATTAAAAACGGTAAATATGATTTAGAATTGAAATTTGGATTAGGGGAATTGAATGCAATTGATAGGGCTTTAGGTTATGAAGTGCGTGAAATTAACTTAGGTGAAGGATTAGAAACATTATTGCCAAAGTTACAATCAGGAAATGTATTAGCGATTGCCAAAATTATTAAAGCTTGTACGAGAGGACAAAAAGGACATCCTAGAAAAGAAGAAGAATTGGAACATATATTAACAGGCGTTGTTGAAACATACGGTTCATTTAAAGCGTTTGGGAAAGTTTTAATTGAAGAATTGGGAAACAAACCTTTAACCCAAGACCTTGTGAAGATGAAGTAATTAGAAATTCAGACGAAAAAATGACTTATGATCGTATTGTTATTACGTGCATGAGTGAGTTAAAAATAACTCGTTTAGCAGATATTAATAATATGACATTAACTGAATTTTATTATCGTATGTATGCATTAAGTTTTGATGTATTAAAAAAAGAACATGATTTATATAAATTAGCTTTTGCTATTAGAGATGCTGCAACAACTAAAAATGTTGGTACAGAAAAGAAACCTAAAGAAGTATATAGATTTAAATCAGTTAAAGATATTTTAGATTATGAATATAACTATAAACGTTTATTGCAAGGCAAATCGATTGTATTTAAACATGAAGTTGAAGACATTTCTCCAGAGCAAAACGCATTATTAAAAGTTATAGCTGAAATTAACCAGCAAGCACAACGTTAGGAGGTGGGAATATGAGTGGTAGCAATGGATATACAGTCAGTACAACGTTAAAAGCAAATACTTCTAAATTTAAATCGGAGATAGAACCTGCAATTAAAAAAATTGAAAAATTCGACAAGATAGTATCTAAAATTAAAGATATTGAATTAAAAGCTAATGATAAACAATTACAATCAAAAATCAAACATGTTGAGCATTCATTAAATCAGTTAGAACATAAAAATCCTACAGTTAACCTCAATACTGACACAAAACCAGTAACATATAAACTTAAACGCGTAAGTGCTACATTAAGTAAACTAAATTCAACCAAAGTTGAAAGTATGATAGATGTAAAAGATAGTAATTCAAATGTGAAACTGCAACGTATGCAGTGGGCAATGAGTCGTTTAAATCATATGAAATCAACAGGCATTATTGATTTATCAGATAAACTATTTTTAACAAAAGTTGCAAATGTGAAAAACACATTAAATCAATTGAATAATAAAGAAGTAAAGACAAGAGTAGAAGTATCTACTTCAGCTAGTATTGCACGAGTGGTTATTTTCAAGAAAATGCTAAAAAGTATTCCTAATAAGATTAAGGTTAAAACTGATGTTGATACAAATGTATTAAGTAAAGCATTAGATGGATTAAATCAAAGAACAGATGTATTTAATAATCGGATGGAAAAATTAGCGTATTCGATTAAAACTTTTGGAACCATAGGTGGCAATATAATTCGTGGCTCACTATTGACATCATTTACATCGTTAATCCCAATTGTTGCAAGTGTAATTCCTATCATTACTTTATTAGGAAATTCAATTGCAGTAATCGGAGGTGGCGTATTAGGACTAGTGGGAGCATTTGGTTTAGCTAGTGCTGGTGTCATTGGTTTCGCGGCAATGGCTAAAAGCGCTATATCAATGTTAAATCAGGGATTAATTCAGACGTCAAGTGCGACGATTGCTTATGTTAATAGTTTGAGTGAATTAAAGCGCACTTGGCAAAGTATTATAACGATGAATTCAGATTCAATTTTTAACGCAATGTCAAGTGGCTTACAAATTTTGACAAATGCATTAAATCAATTACGGCCATTTATTAGAGGTGTAAGTCGATCTATTGAACTTTCAATGCAAAAGTTTCAATCATGGATTAATGTTTCTGATACTGCAAATAAAGCTTTTAATACATTGAATACAGATGGTATTAAAGTATTTAATAGTATTTTAAAAGCGGCTGGAAAATTTGGAGATGGATTAGTAAATATACTTACGCAATTTAGCCCATTGTTTGTTTATGTTGCTAAAGGTTTAGAAATGCTTTCGGAAAAATTTCAAATTTGGTCAACAAAAGTATCCACTGCTGAAGGAATTAATCAATTTATTAATTTTATAAAAGTAAACTTGCCTTTAATTGGTAAAATTTTTGCAGATACATTTGTAGGTATGATTAATATATTTAAAGCGTTTGGATCTAATTCAGGAACGTTATTATCAGCTATTTCAGAATTATCTGGAAAATTTAGAGTCTGGTCTCAAAATTTAGCGCAATCACAAGGGTTTAAAAATTTCATAACATATATTAATGAAAATGCACCTGTGTTAGTTTCGTTAGTGAGCAACATCGCAAGAGCGCTTTTGAGTTTTATTTCAGCAATGGCACCAATCGGATCAATTGTAATAAATGTACTTAATGCTGTAGCAGGTTTTATAGCTCAATTATTTGAAATGCATCCAGCTGTGGCTCAAATGATTGGTGTAATTACTATGTTTAGTGGAATGTTAATGTCACTTTCACCAATAATCACTGCTTTGATTACATATATGGTGCCATTAATTAATAAATTGAATATTTTAAAGGTGGTATTTTCAATTGTCAGAACTGTTGCAAGCATGTTGGTACAAGGAATTGCTTTAATTGCAACGGCACTAAGTTCTTTAAGTGCACCGGTATTAATCATCATTGGTAGTATTGCTGCTTTAATAGCTATTTTTATTTATTTGTGGAAAACAAATGAATCATTTAGAAATAAAGTTATTGAGATTTGGAATATGATTAAAGATATATTTTTAACAGTGGTTGATGCGATAGTTTCATTTATAAAAAGTGTTTGGGGGACTTTAGTCTCTTGGTGGCAACAAAATAACCAATTGATTATGGATACAGTAATGATTATTTGGAATGAAATATCTGCTTATATAACAACAATTATAAATATTATTGTTGCGATTATTAAATCTGGTTGGGACATAGTTGTTACGATTATTCAAACCGTTTGGACTGTAATTACGACAATAATACAAACAGCTATTTCTGTAGTATTAAATATTATTACATTTGTTATGCAAGTAATTACTGGTAATTGGTCAGGTGCATGGCAAACCATTTTAGATATAGGACGTACGGTTTGGAACGGTATTGTATCAATTGCAACAACAATATGGAATGGTTTGAAAAGTATTTTGGCAGCAATTTGGAACGGTATCGTTAGTATTGCCCGTGTACTTTGGGATTATTTAAAAGAAACCATTTTTGAAAAGATTAAAGCTTCTTATAATATTGTCAGAGATACTGCTCAACAAATTTGGCAGGTTATTTCATCAAAATTTCAAGAAGTTGTTTCAGCAGTGCGCGATAAAATGAGTCAAATTTACAATGCTATAAAAGATAAGGTGTCTAGTTCACTTTCAGCTGTAAAAAGTTTTACAACTGATTTCTTTAATGCGGGCATGGATTTAATAAGAGGATTAATCAATGGTGTTGGGAATATGGCGCAGTCACTTGTAGATAAAGTGAAAGGTGTAGTGGGCAGTGCTATTGATACAGCTAAAAATTTATTAGGCATTAAATCGCCTTCGCGTGTATTTAAGTCGATTGGGGCGTATACAATGTTAGGATTAATCATTGGAGTTAACAGCGAAAGTTCTAGTGTAATCAGCAATATTTCTAACATTGCAGAGAGAATGCAATCAGCCTTTAATCCCCGGTTAAATGCACCAGTAATTGGTGACGTTACAGGTGATTTAAGTCAAATTGGAGGCGAATTACGTACTATGGTACAACATAATCACACCATTGAATCAAATCCTAATATGAAAACAGTTAGAATAGAAATGGCTATTGATAATGAAGCATTAACAAGTATTGTTAACGATGTTAATGCTACAAATCACTCAATATTTGAATTTTAAAGGAGGCATTGATATTGGATATAGAAATTATTAAGAATAATGGTCAGACATTTTATTTGTCTGACTATCAAATTATTGTCTCTGATATAAAAATACAAAGCATTGAAATGACTGATAAATACCAAGATTTCGAAGGTATACATGGCAGGCGATTGGTTAGTAGCGTGTATCATAAACGTAAAATAGTTGTACCTGCATTTTTTATTGCTGAAAATAATGTTGACTTTGCAATTCAACGTGATTTAATGTTTCAGTTGTTACAAGATCATGAACCATTTTATATTCGTGAGCTTAGAAAATTTGAAAAAGATCAATATCGATTTAAAGATACAACACAATATGATTATCAAGAAGTAAATGGTCAAGGGACGCCGATATATAATAAGCAAGCTAATGTTTATGTATCTGGTAATCAATACCTGGTTAAACTGGTAAATGTAATGGTACCAATACAAAAGTTGAATAAATGTAATGTTGTTTTTGAATTTGAAACAGTTGAATTACCATTTGCTGAATCATCTGGCACCAGCATACAGTTGCATCATAATGAAATTGATAATTATTGGGATTTTGCATTAGATATTGACTTTAATGATACATCGAAGCGGACGTATATTTTTGAAAACATCAATAAAGGTAAAGTATTTTATCATGGTACGGTTCCGAATAACCAATTTAATATGTATAAAAAAGTTAAAATTATAATTGGGACAAGTACAAATGCATTTGATTGGTCTTTGAATAACAGACAAACGATGTCGATTAAAGATATTGATTTAGACGCAGGGGATGTGCTTGTATATGATGGACTTAACATTACTAAAAATAATGAGTCCATTGTTGAAAAGACGAATATCGAACTGCCTGCTTTCTATCCCGGCTTTAATAATTTCTTATTTAATCAAACAGTAAAACGTGTTGAATTTGATATGCGATTTTATAAAAAGTAGGTGAAACCTTGATTAAAGTAATTAATTATGAAGGTGAAGCATTTATCTTACCAGTTAAAACAATACTAACTGAGAAGTTAAATAATGATAGTGAACTTAAGTTTGAATTTTATGAAACAGAGGAAACGAAATTAGTTTCACAAACAATAGCTAAAAAATGGTTGATAACTAATGTTGTCAATGCAGATGATATACGAAAATTTGTTGTGACAATTGTGCGTAGAGATTCAACTGGTAAATCCGTGAAAGTAAGTGTAATTGCTAAAGAAAAACAAATAGATGATTTAAAGTCAGAAATGGTATTTGATGATATCACGGGTAGTTATACACCTTTTGAATACTTTAAAACGATTGAAAAAAATAGCAAGTATCATTTTATTATTGAATCAAAAGCAGATTCAGTAAGCTGGGAACATGCAGGTAATGGAGACTCAGCGTTTAGTACATTGAAAAAGGGTTTAGAACGCTATGGTATGGAATTTTATTTTAATCCTAATAATCAGGCATTTTATATTAATAAGCGCGTAGAGGATGTAGCTAATTACTATATTCATAATGGTATGAATGCATTGAATTTTAAGCTTGAAGAGGATGCAAATCAATTTTTCACAAGAATTCACGGCTACGGGGACTTTCCTGAAAATAGTGCGATAAGAGATGCGAAATTAAAACTTGAATATACACATCCATTAGCTGAAAATGTAGGTTATTTTGAAGCTCCTGCAATTAAAGATGGCCGTGTGAAAGATGAAAATGTGTTGTTGGAAAAGATGAAACATGTAGTTGACAATTCTTTAAAACAATCACTAACTTTAGATTTTCTATATTTGAAAAATGAATACTTTAATCATGCAGTTGCTCATGTAGGTGATGTAGTTCCGGTGAAAGATAATGCTCTAAATATATTTGATAATATTCGAATAGTTGAAGTAAAAACTGTACGTGATGAACAAAATGTTATTGTGAAACAGGAAGTTACATTGGGTGACTATAAAAAGAGAGATAGGTACCGCTCTCAAATTAATAATAGTATCTCAAATATTGAAAAGGTAGAAAAATTAGCGACTCAACAACATGTAAGTAATGGTGATATTGGATTATTAAAATTATTACTTAATCAATTTTCTGATGTAAAGCAATCTCTGCAATTTGATAGTGATGGAATTCAAAGTGTAAGTGGTTTGAATAAGGTTATTTTCTCAAAAAATGGCATAGCGATTAGTCGTGATGGTGGTAACAACAAAATAAATGCGCTAACTAGTGAAGGTATAAACCCTGATTTAATAGTAAAAGCAACACATGATCAAGACGGCTTAATGTCAAAGTATGATAAAAAGAAGTTAGATTTAATATTTAATAAGGAAAATACTTATCTTCAAATTGAAAATTTAAATGTGAATTTAAATCAGAATGATGTGATTCACTTGACTAAACCTATTTCAGATTTAAAAAATGGGCTTATTTTAGTTTGGAAGCATTTAACGACAGATACTTTAAATCAACAATTTATCTCGAAAAAATTATTTGCTAATCGCGAAGTCATTAAGTGCATACACAGTGTTCCTATTGGGCAAAATCAGCATTTAAATAAAATAGCTATAGTTTCAAATCAAAGTATTGTTGGTATAGATGAAAATGATAGCGAAGAATTCAATACTGATAAAGTGATTTTACAAGATATTTATGAATATTAAAAATGGGAGTGATATATATGAAAATTAACTTATCCCCAGTTTTCAAAGAATTTAAAAAGGATATTGAGGAAAATTTCAAAGAGATAACAAATATGAATGCTACAAATGTTAAAGGGATAATGAAGCAAGTTGGAACAAAGATTGATAACAAATTTGATGAGTTAAAAAGAGAAGTTAGAGCGATAGTGATGCCAGAAGAATCACCAATGCGTATAACGGATGAGTATGTAAAAGCAAAAGTTGATAGTAAAGGTGTTTCGCATCGTTCGCTAGATGAGCGTATTGCTGCCGAATATCAGTATTTTAGAAATGAAACAAGAGTTAATGCATCAGATTTAACAGTTGTGACGTCTAATGGAACTATTGTTACGGATTATTTCAGAAAGTCTAACAATATTCATCAAATAAGTAATATAGCTGTTATTGGGGACTCTGTTGCAAGAGGTTCACATGCAAATACAAATTTTGGCAATATTATAGCTCAACGTATTCAAGCAAATGTTCAAAATTTTGCAATTGGTGGTGCGACAATGGCAGATGTCGATGCTGACAGCATATATAGACAAGCTAGAAAAATACGTAATGCTGACCTAATTATTGTTCAAGGTACTGATGATGATTGGCTTGTAAGAAATGGAATTCCAATTGGAACAGATAAAACTAACATCAATGAATTCTATGGTGGGTTTTATCAAACAATTCAATATTTAAAGAATAGTTTTCCGTTGGCCAAAATATTAGTTATGACTGCAACACGTCAATGTCCAGTAAATCAGAATGGTGTTATACGACGAAAAGACACTGATCATAACACACTTGGCTTAAACTTAGAAGATTATGTAAATGCACAAGTTATTGCTTGTAATGAATTAAATGTACCAGTATATGATGCTTATCATACTAATGTTATCGAACCGTATAATCCTGGATTTAGAAGGTTTAATATGGTTGACGGATTGCATCCAAACGAAAAGATACACGAAATATATGCATATGAACTAGTTAAAAATTTTTATTGGTGTTACGGATAATGAAGGAGCGTGATATTCATGGCAAATCAAGATTTATTTTTTGATATTACTAAGCAATTTGAAGATCAAGCGAATCAGCAATTGGTTGTTGGTCGTGTTGGTGATGGTGCTTTAAAAGCGGTTACTGTTACTTTGGTTAGTAATGGTACACGTTATAATATTGAAGGTCTATCTGTCATTTTTGAGGGGATTAAACCAGATGGAACTAGAATTATAGACAAGTCTGGCGCTACTATTTTAGATGCAAAAAACGGTGAATTTAGATATGTATTTCCAAGGCAAGCATTTAGTGCTGATGGTGAATATGAACAAGCATTTTTCAAATTAATGCGTGATGAACAAGTGGATAGTACACTCGAATTTAAAATTAAAATCAAGAAAAATAAAGTTGAGTTGAATATAAATTCTACGGACTACATTACTGAAGTAGAACAACTCATAGCTAAATTGAAACATGATTTTGATGCGTTTGTCAGTGAGAAATTAAATATCATTGAGCCACTAGAAACAAAGATTAATGCATATTTTGATGCTGCTGATGCTATTCAAAAGAGTATTAATGCACTAAATCAAGTTGCTTTAACTAAGCAATGGATTAATGTTGAAGAATTTAATGAATATAAAAATACGGTTATCAATGATAGAGTGCATGCTATCCAAGACCTTGAAACTAAATTTCAACAATTGAAAAATAGTATGAACATATATACTGAAAATGATGAACATGGTATGTCATTTATTGATGGTTATAATCATGCCTATACTAGTTTGAAATCAATGCAACTTTCCCATCAGAAAAAATTAGTTGCTTTAGAAAATTTAATTAATTCAACATCAAGATCCGGACTACAAGTAAACTCAAATGTTTTGGATGATGTTAATAATATTAGGGAAAGTGGTATTTATTGGTTTGATAGTTCGACTAGAAACATTCCTGTTCGAAATGGTAACAATTCAAATGGCTATATTGAGGCAATAATGAAAGACCCAGATAATGGTATGTTTACAATATTAGGCGCGGATATTTCGATTGAAAAATGGCAAGGCCAACTGCATCAAAGATGGCGTTCATCTCAACCAATTTTATTATGGGAAGGTACTGCTAAGAAAGGTAGTGTTATGGAACTAAGAGATAATATACACAATTATATGAAATTAATTATTAATATAAGTTTTTACACCGATAAAAATGCAACGCGATTTGTATCGGTGCCAGCAAATAATGAACGTATCTATTTGAATCAAAGTGGCTTAAGGTTAACGCAAGGGAATTTGAAAAATGGTAATTTGGAAGAAATTGGTATTTTAGTTCAAGATGATACTCATTTAAATTTATATAAAACACAAATGGCAACAGATAATGAAAATGCAGTTGATTCAGAAGCTGCTATTACAGCTGTGTATGGAATTTATTAAAAGGTGGATATAATGGAACAAGTTAAAGATTTTAATGTTGAAGTTGATGATTTTATGAGTTTAATTTATTCAGGGAATTCAGTATTTATTGATTTGCTTTTAATTATGATATTTATTGATATTATTACTGGAGTTTTAAAGGCATTTTCAGAAGGGAAGTTATGGAGTCACAAAGCAATTACAGGATATATTAAGAAAATTGCTTATTTATGTGTGGTTTTAGTAGCGAATACATTAGATATTATTTTTCGATTAGATGGTATTTTAGTGAATAGTTCGGTAATCTTTTTAATTATTGCAGAATCCACGAGTATTATTGAAAACGCAGCTATATTGGGTGTACCAATTCCAGATGTTTTAAAAAAGCGTTTAGGCGTAATTGAAAATCAAAATGAAAAGTAAATAACGAAAACAAAGCGACTAAGTTAGTCGTATTTTTTATGTCAAAATTTAAGGAGTGATATTTATGGCAAAGTCATATTTAGGTAATTGGAATGGTGTCGACGTTTATACGGACTTTATTCCATTTGGAACAAGACGAACTGGGCAAGCTTTGGATACAGGTAAGCCAATTTTTGCGGTATATCATGATACGGGGAATCCGGGAAGTACTGCACAACAAAATGTGAATTATTACAAAAGTACCTATTTGCAAGATTGGGCATCAACAGCATCTGCGCATTTCTTTGTAGATGATAAAGAATGTATTATTTGTGTACCATTAGATGAAAAGGCATGGCATGTGTTATATGATACACCGACAGATAATTATTACTTTGGTGACGATGCAAATGATGCAGCATTTGGTGGCGAATTATGTTACTTCGAAGATGATAGAGAGCGTTCATTAAAAGCATTAGATAATTTCGCAAGAGTATTTGCTACTTTAGTAGATTCATGGGGGATTAATCATTGGCATAAATGTCCAGGTCATCAGGATATTCAAGCTGATAAGCGTGACCCAGGTAACGCATTACAGGCATGTGGTTATGCTCGAGATGATATCGAGGTAATTGATAACTTAGTACAACGTTATATTGATGGTCTAGATGAGGTTGATACAAATGAAGTTGTAAATCAACCAAGTGATGATGATATCGTTGAAAAGAAACCAGTAGGATGTCAACGCATTAAAGTTTGGTCAGAAGAACCATATTACAGAGGTACAATTAAGTACGATGCTTCATTACGTCAACGTGCAGGCAATAGCTTTGATAATTATAGCTTTGCGTACGAAAAAGACGTGCTTGAAGCGGGTTCGGTTGTATATATTTATGAAGAAATTCAAGACCCACAAGGCAATATTTGGTGTAGAACTTACTCGCCAAGTAATAATGGGTGGGTACATAAACATACGATTGAAGTAGATGAAGAATATAAAGATTAAATCAAAGGGCAGTCAGAAATGGCTGTCTTTTTTATGTAAATTGATAATTTGTAGGTGCTTCAAATATGTTGTGTTGTAGTTGAAAAATTTGTAATTTTCTGAAAAAATACTGAAATAGCTTTACTTTATAGTTCTAATGAGCTATAACGTTATTGTAGTTAATTTGAACTGCAAAAAATTACTGGAGGTGAAGAGATGAGGCGAAAAAAAGAATAAAAAAAGAACGTCGCGAAAATGTTGAGTACTATTTGAAAATAGGGACTTTCATACTACTACTCATCGAATTCATTCGCAGAACGTTCTAAGGTAAGACCCCGAAATGGGGTTCTTACCTCTCATTATAAAGGAGGTAACACTATATGAAAAGAGAAACAAAACAAAAAATATCTTTTTGTTTATCAATCGGTATTTTCATTTTAGTTATACTACTATTGATATTCTAAAAAATTTTCGCCTCATCTAATTTATGAATTGCTATGATGAAATATTCAATACAATCAAAGAATTGATAGAAAACAAAGAGATATCGAGTTATCAAATTAATAAAGATACTGGGATAAGTTACGGTAATATTAATGCTATGCGCCGTGGAGAAAGAAAAATAGAAAACTTAAGCTTAAAGAATGCAAAGATCTTATATGAATATGCTAAAAAGGTATTGTAATATAACTACTTTTCTGGTAACCAATCCAGCTATACATTGAATTTGTAAGAAAAAGTCATTGATTATCCAACTGTGTCAAACCAGCTATAATAATTAAGAGCGATTATTTTCAGATTGACATTCAAAAATTTATAGATTATTATTTGAGTATAACGACTACGCCCCCACTCCTTTTTAGGCAGACAAGTTCTGACGTGGGGGTATTTTTTTGAGGTGGAAAATGAAACCTAAACCTTTGAATTTTCAAGAACAAGCGAATTTATTGATTGAGAGAGGCATGGTTATAAACAATATCGATAATGCTATAAAAAAATTAGAAAATATAGGATATTATAAATTAAAAGAATTTGCACATCCGTTGTCTAAAGAAACTAAAAGTGAATTGGACAACAATATTAGAGTTTATAATGATGTTAAATTTGATGATGTCATAACTAGATACTATCAAGACAAAAATTTAAGAATTTACTTACTACATGCAATTGAAAAAATAGAAGTTTCTTTAAAAACTAGAATATCATATGTTTTAGGAGAAACATATGGAGCCTTTGGCTACTTAGATTTTTCAAAGTGGTGTAATAAAAATGAGTATTGTAAGCATTATTTGAATTACCAAGAAAACAGATTCAAAAAAAATCTTATGAAAAAAATCAAGTTATCTAGAAATCATGAAATAAAAGAAAAAAAGAATTTTAATGAAGATAAGTTGCCGAGTATCTGGTTGATGACTGACGTATTGATGTTTGGAGATATAGTCAATTTGTTAAAGCTAATGTCAAACAAAAACTTGCGGAAAATTTCAGAATATTATAAATGCAGTAATAAGCAGTTGATTTCATGGTTAAAATGCCTTAATTTTATAAGAAACATTTGTGCGCACAATTCTAATGTTATAGATATTCAATTGACTACTGCCCCCATTATTCATAATGATTGGAAAGATGATATATTTCAATTTAAAGATGGGAATTATTCGAGCAGACTAGCAGTGGTAGTTTTTATAATCCATCATTTCATAAAACAAATTAATAATAAATATAAAATAATAAAAATTATAAAATCAATTCAAACAATAGTAGGTAATGACATAAAAAGAATCAATCAGTTAGGTTTTGTGGAGAGTAAATCTATTACTAAACTAAAGAACTTGTCTTAATTAGTGTAATATTATACAGGTGAAAACTAGCAACGATAAACATTTGCAAAATATACATAGGTAATTGTTTCGATTAGCTCTTTTTATTCATACACCACCAACAAATCCACACTAGCTATTTATTTAGGGGTGTGGTTTTTTATTGAAGAATTATAGTAGTGATCTTGTAATATATACTAGGATGTACAAAAATATAACTACTAACAGATATTTTGAATAAACCGCAATTAAATTGTTATAGCTTTTTTTATTTGTATAATGAACATATAAGTTTGAGTATGTGTGAGCGAAGGAAAAAAGCTCAAATGTACCAAATTGTTAATCTTAATAAATCTCTACTTTATAAAGATTGAATGGACATTCGAGCGTTAATGAGTCAGGAGGGACTTTCCCTCCTACAATTTAATAATAATACTTTCTTCACCACTGTACAAGGAGCGATTAGTTATGTTCAAAGTGAATTATTCGATTTTAAGTTATTATCCAGATATTTATCTCCATAGTAATTTAGCTGTAGGTGTGGCATTTGAAATTATAGGAGAAAGTTATCATAAGAATGAAATTAAATTTATAACCCAAAGAAGAAAAATTTTATCATTTGATGATGAAATAGATAATTTAGAACTTATTAATATGTTTTTGGATGGGCTTAAATGTGAATTCGAACAAACTAATCAATCATTAAAAAGTTATAAGAAAAAGTTTGTTAATAATTTCTACTTTGAGAATATTGAATATAAAATGTTTGACTCATTAAAAGAAGTTAATAATTTTATTGAAAAAACATATAAATATGTATTACATCTTGGCTTAGATAAAAAAGAAAGACTTAAGAAAACTGAGAAAGACCTTTTGACTAGCTAAGTAAAAAGGTCAAACATATTGTTCTGAATATAAATAAGTAATAACCGTATCTTAATTGATGCGGTTATTTTTTATGAATAAAATTAATTAAAAAGAAGGAAAAACTATTGATTTATATCTCATATGTGATATAATAAAGCTATAAAAAGGAAAGGAGAAAAAAATGAAAAGAATGGATAAAGAAAAAGAACGAATAGAAAAAATTAAGTTTCGAATAGCTGTGACGAGCTTTATAATTCAAGTGCTTAATTTTATCAAATCGTTCTTTTAAAAGGGTAAAGGGCAAAAGCCCTTTACCACATTATATAGGGAGGTGGTATTTATGACAAGGGAATTAAGGAAAAAATTAACTCTCTATCTTAACATTGCAACTTTAATATTATTTATTATTAATCTAACTAGAAAAAAATAAACCATTCTTTCATTTTGACAAAAATTATGAACCAGTTTAAAGAAATTTATAATACAATAGAAAAATTACTAAATGATAAATCGATATCTAATTATAGAATTAATCAAGATACTGGTGTTTCTTATGGTGGTATAAGTGAATTAAGAAGCGGGAAAAGAAAAGTGAAAAATTTAACTTTAGAAACAGCGGAAAAACTCTATAATTATCAAAAACAATTAGAAATAATGAATGAAGATTAAAAAACAAGGCTCTATCTCTTGATACATAAGGGATAGAGCCTTATTAGTTGCCCAGTTTTTAAAAATGTCTAAATTGGGCAACAAAATGGGCAACAAAATAAAAAATTCATTAAATAACATATGAAGATAAAAGCCGTAATCATGGGATTTTACCATCACATAATACGATAAAACTCTATTTTTTGAGAACAGAACTCAAGTATCTGAATGGGAAAGAGATCAGTACCATTATTTAATTTTAGGTGGCCAATACAATGAATAATTCAAAATATTGGCTAGAACGAGCTCAAAATGTCATACAGAGTGAAATACAAGCGGATGCACAAGCAACAACTGAGTTAGAACGAATTATTTTGCAGATGTATGCAGAAATTGCTAAAGAATTATTGGCATTTTATGCCAAATATGCAACCACTGCTGGATTAACAATGTTAGAAGTTAAGAAAAATGCTGATGCGTTTGACGTAAAGGCATTTAGACATAAAGCTAAAATGTATGTTCGACATAAAGACTTTAGTAGAGAAGCAAATCGTGTATTAAAGTTATATAACTTAACAATGAAGATTTCACGAGAGCAATTATTAAAGCAACAGCTTGACTTAATTGTCAGAGATACTGGGTTGAATCTTCAAAGTAAACTAGAAGATCACTTAGTTGAAGCTGTGGATAGAGAAGTAGAAAGACAAGCACATATTTTAGGTGAACATGTAAAGATAGATGATACTGAAGTAAAAGCAGTGGTTAATAGTAACTTTAAAGGTGTGACATGGTCACAGAGAATATGGAAAGATATGGCATTGGTACAAAAAGAGGTAGAACAGGTAACTAGCCATGTACTGATTCGTGGTCGACATCCAAATGAATTTGTACCACTGTTTAAAAAGAAAACACAATCAACGACTTATAACGCCAGTAGATTGTTAGTCACTGAATCAGCAAGGGTTCAAGCAGAATCACAAAAGTTAACATATTTAAAAGAACTTGGTGAAGATGGCGAATATAAATATGTTGCCAAAATAGATAGTAAAACATCTAAACTATGTCATTCGCTCAACGGAAAAATATTTAAAGTTAAAGATATGATACCAGGTGTGAATGCGCCACCTATGCATCCTTGGTGTAGAAGTACCACAGTGCCACATTTTGGCAATTGGCGAGACAAGTTCTTTAAAGAGCGTGAAGGTAAGTATCAGGTAGAAGTAAAAGAAGCAAAATTACAGGAAAAAGCTAAAAACCAGATGAAAGAAATGATTGAAAGTGGTAAAATAAAAATAGAAATAAATTGCGAAAAACAAAATAGACATATGTTAGGTCATCATCTATATAATGAAAATAAAAAAAGAGCCATTTTAAATAATAAGAAATTGCCTAGCTATACAATACTTTCTATAGATTTATTGAATGAATTGTTAAGAGAAAAAATGTCAACAGGCAATCTAATATTAAGTGATGAGCTATTTGATATGAAAGAGATTATTAATTTTAATCAAATTATTGGAAAAGTACATATCGATAATGTGTATATTGAAACCAGAAAAGGAAAAGTGCATTATTCGAAGACAGGTGCTCATATAGTACCTTATATTGATAAGTAGGTGAAAAGTATTGAGAATTGAAGATGCATATCGTAAAGATGTTATTATCACGCTTTTGAATAATGAAGAATACGAAGGGTTTGTAACTGACTATGAAAATGAATTTGAGAGTGAAACAGGAAATCTTGTTGTAGATATACAGACTGATTTTGCTGTTTATTCGTTTGATGAAACTGAGATAAAAAGTATTAGATTATTAAAATAA